GAAGCCATTCGGCGCTTCAGGTAGACGGCAACCGGTCGTCCCTGACGTTCCAAGTGACCATCTTGATAGGGATCATCACCCCTCTTCAAGAAGTACTTGAGCAGTGCAGGCATACCATCCAGTTTCGATACTGGAGGTTGAGAACTTTTCACATATCCCCTCACAAGGGGGCTGTGATAGTTTTCGTCAAGCTTCTCGGTGTATTGGTAGCCGAGGAAGCTATGCCTACCTACAATCGGAGAGGTCGGATCTACAACTGGAAAGTCTCCCATAAGGAGCTCCCCCAACCGTTGGTCCAACCCTCTCACGGCAGTCCAGAGTCCAGCCTTATACAGCTGGTTTCTCATTTCTGCCAGAGAGATAATCTCCGACGCGTCAGCAAGTGTTTCTGGGAATACCCGTCGGCATCGGACAAGTGATACGTCCTCGCCGGCGAAGTACTCTTTACCGCAAGACTCTCTGAACATTCCAGTCCAGAAAGACTTTTTGGTATTGACCTTGAGGCCGAAAGCCTCAAGTTCCCTAGACACCTGAGCAGCGTATCTAACGGGGACAATAATGTCGTCCCCGTAGACGCGCACCTCACCACGCATTTTACTCAGAAGAGTATACGCGTGGCCTGGTGTTGCCCCTTCTTCCTTCATGATAGCGACCATGATAATCGTCAAGAAAACCATGGCCTCAATCGGGAATGTGAGGGCAGATCCCATAGATGCGAACTTGGCCAAACGGATGATTCCGTGGCCAGGCACATCAGCTCTCGTGCTACGACAGGCCTGGATTGCTCGAAAAGAGTAACCCGGACCCGGCGTCAGACGACGAACGAGCTGATTGGAGACACGGTCAGAGGCATCACTCAAATCGAGTGTAGCCAACGATCCATCAATCGAGCCTGCTTTCGCAGACAAACGATTGGGCCATTGGTCGTCAAAACCAATGACATCGCCTAGAACCCCATCTCGCTGGATGAGTTCCACTAGTGAGGTGGCCATAGCCTGTTGGCAATACTGCATAGCAGTAGGCTCAATAGCTATGATTCTGGGTGTCTTCAGCGTCTTAGGAACGGAAATGACCTTTACGGGCAGTTCTGTTCCAGGATCTTGAAATCCCACGGACTCCAACTGGTAAGCATATCGCCAGTTGGGGAGAGCGAATTCCCCGAAAGGAAAATCACGCTCCAATCGGTAAGTCCACTGCGTGAGATCGTACTTCGCGTTTCCGCGCAGTCGGTCTGCAGTAGCCCCCGGTCCGTGTTTTGGAAGAATCTCGTGGTCCCTGACGAGAACGTCAAGATCACTAAAGATGCGACCAAAAAGCTGAGTGGCAACAGCACTAAAGGCGACCAAGACTCGAGAGTCTCCATCGCCATAGTGCATATTGATCCACCAGTCTCGGATTTCTTTGTCAGTCTGAGTGTAGGCATTGAACGCTTTCCTCGTCCTTCTCTCTGATGTTGGGAGAAGGATCTTGTTGAACATCAACGTAAGTTGACGAACAGCACGGATCGCTTCTATGTCCGGCT